AACCTGCTTTCTGTAATATATCCTTGGTGTATTCTTGATCAGCTGGATAGTCTTGAAACTTTTTCATCCAAAAGTCAGAATCAACATATGGCCAAATCATAGCAATTTGTTCAGACGTCAGTTCTGACAAAAACTTTTGTCCAGACTCAGAATTATATATGACCCAAGGACTTATACGTCCGCTAGCAATTGCATGGCATATGGCATTCGAATTACCATAACGTAAACAATCGTGTGTTGGGTTACCTGTTTGCTCTTGCCATGTAATGCCAAATTCAATGGCTCTAGACAATGCATCATTGATATTTTCCACACGCAAATAATCTAACAGATACTCTGTATATGTGCTGTCTCGGCACCAATGATCAATTTTTTTATTTTGTTTAAGCACATACTCGATAAATCTAGCAGGATTTATTGCTCGAATATCCACACAATACCGTCCAAATTTTACAAATGCCTTGTAATAAGGACTATCAGCAAAATCATCAAATGTTTTTAACTTTGCCGAACCTTGGGTTAATTGATAAAATTTTAAGTATGCTTGTAATCCTAATTGAACGCCACGCTCTGATTGTTCCTGTCTTCGACGGCGTGGCTCACAACTATGTACCAAAAGACTGGTTTCTTTTATAAAATCTTTTTTACAATACTGGCATGCGTAGGTCATTGGTTTATATGCGTATATAATATGTTGGCAATTTGTTTATGTCCGATTATGTTTGGATGATAATCATCTACTGTTACAGTAGAATTGGTTTGTTGGCAAAACTGTATCATACTTGGACCAGGATTTAGTTTGATAAAATGTCTATTAAACTTATTTAATACTGTTGTTAGATACGAATTGTTAAAATCATTCATTGTCAAAAAATAAAAATCTATATTTCGATTTTCTAATAAAGTAAATAAAAATTCAACATAATTTGTAGTTAAATATTCTATTTGTTCAATTCCAATATTTTTTTCTATATCTTTTATTATTTTATTAGATCGATTAAGATACGAATACGGTAGTAGGGTATGGTCCCAAGGTATATTTTTGTCGTCAACTCCAGGATGGTTGTACAAACAAGGCGCATCAAATCGTGCTGGGTCTGAAATATTTACAATTACGAGTGTGTCAGTTGAGTTATAGCCAAATCTATTTAAACATTCTAATATACTGTTTGCTATTAATATATTTCCATGGCCGGCAGCTGCAGTGTTAACTAAACTTTTAACATTTAGCTTTTGTGCTAAAAATCCAGCCCATGATTTACTGTGTTTTGGAATAAATTCTGTATCATATGCAAAACTACAACCGCCATCACTAGACAAAGATGGAGGTGATCCGCCAATTCCGTCGCTGGTAAAACTGCAGCCACTTACAAGTAAATGTTTATATACTTTCATTTTATTTTTTCTTGGCCAAGTTCACGTAGATGTGCATCAATTTCTTTTTGTGTTGTTATTTTGCTTAGTAAGTCAGCATCCGACCCTTTGAGATTGGGAAATATGGTCATCAATTGTTTTTTCTTTGTACCAGCATTGGCTGCATTTTCGTCTTTTTTCTTGGGACTTATCCATTGATGGCGATGGGCACCCATGCCAGGGCTCACTGTGCTTGCACACAACCATTGCAATTGTGGATGACGATTAATAGCAAAAAAATGTTTGTTTAATCTTTCGTTGGTGCTGATCACGTAAAACTCTTGCAGGTCCCGAGATCCTTGTACACTGCTACCCCAACGTATCATTAAAAAATTACTAAACTTTTTCTTTTCTTCATCGGTGAGATCAGTGTAAAAGTTTTGATTTTTTAAATCAAACTCACGCATTTCATTAGCAATGTTTAATTTATCACTCATTACCATGCCTTGTTGTAATCCACGATTTCACAATTACGACTGATATCTTTTACAAAATAAACACATTCGGGTTTAGGACCATCTGTTAAGGGAACACACAACATTTGTCCGTTTTTTAATTTAGGAGCATACCAGTTAACTTCTTGATACACATCTATAATTTCAATATCTGGAAAACTGGGTCTAAAACTGCTCAGCGGATTAAATTCAAATACCTTAAACCCTCGATCATTTATGCTGGTTAACGGTAACACTTCCAGATCGCCCAAGTCGGGCTCACCAATTAGTATTTGCCAATCCATGGGCATTTTTATTCTATGTTCGCCTATACGTAGCACCAATGCAGGTGCATTAAAGCTTTCTAAAAATATCAGTGGTATATAATGATAGTCAGGATCTACAGGAGTTGAATTGTCTAAGATTGCAAAACGCATATCTTCAATTTCTTCTGGAAGATGATCCAATTCATAATGTTCGTTGTCAAGGGTTAATATTCGCATGTGTTTATTATACATGTTGCATTGTAAAAATGCAACCTTTCACTTCCATTCTAACTTTTCTTGTGTGAAAGGATAGTTAGCTTCCTTATAGAAAGTTTTTCTTTTGGTCAAATGACGTTTAGCAAATTTACAAGTACTGGTAATATCCCAAATTTCTACATGGTCCTTGTCTTCCGCTTTCCTAATACCTCGCCCAATAGATTGTATAACCCTGACAAAGCTTTTTCCGGGTTCCAGAAGAACCAGATTAAAAATCCTAGGAAGATTAATACCCACAGCGGCCACACCGTAAGTCGCCACAATAATCTTACCAGTGCTAGTTGCAATTTCATCATATTCACTTTGTCTATCTCCTGCTTTGGTTGATCCAGATACAAATACCGCATCATTTAATTGTGCTACTAATGCTTGGCCTGCTGCAATACGATCTACTAACACAAGAGTGTTTCCGGTTGTGTTAACTTGGCGCACAAGATTAGCAATTGTTTTGAGCCTATTTTCTTCTTCTAATAGATATTTTAATTCACTTTGATAATTGGTAAACTCTGCGTGATCAACCAGTTGAACGATGTTTACATGGCACTGTGCCAGTACACCACGGTCTTGCAATTCACTTGCAGCCAATTGGCTAATTACTGGTCCAATGCTTACCAAAAGACTTTGGCTTTCAAATTTTTCTTTGGGAATAGTTCCTGTTAGTCCCCAGCGAATTGGCACACGGCTCATCACGCCTGTCAGCAAAGTTTTTAATGCATCAGCTTTGGCCATGTGTACTTCGTCGACTATGACACATACAACTCCTTCCAAGAAGTCCCCAATAGATATGTTGGCGGTGGCATTTTTTGTATTCTTTAGCAGTACGTTTAAACTTTGCCAGGTACATATAGTGTGTGTTCGACCAAACTCTTTGCGATCTCCAAAAAATACACCAACATCTAATCCTAAATTTTTATAGTCAGCTTCGGTCTGTGTTACCAAACTCTTGTTAGGTACAATCACAATACTACGACCATGAGATTCGCAGCGTTGGCTCAATACCGCAGTCATGATTGTCTTTCCGGCTCCGGTGGCAACTTCTTGCAAGCACTGTGGATTGGCTAAAAAGTTGTTAACTATTTCAACTTGATAATCTCTTAGTAACACTGGATCTCCGGCTCGAGGATGATTTTTTGGCCAAGTGTGCTGACTAAAACTGTTTTCTGCCACTTGCTCAAACTCAAATGTAGTTTTATAATCTCTCTGATCATCTAACTCAATATCGTAATTGAAATCTTCAAGTATGGAAATAATTTCAGGCAGTAAGTTCACATATGTACTGCCGCCCATTTGGAAATAACTAACCTTGCCGTCCCAACGTCCCAACCGTACTGCGGGAAGATATCTTGCGTATGGCACATCGTATTTAAAAGTGTTAACCAACTTTCGCCTGACATCAAGATCAAGTCCGTCGAGTTTGATATTGACTTCATCTTTAATTGTTATTATACAGTGTTTCATTGTAGATATACTTTATTTACACATTGTCTTTGTTGGATTTGATCAAGTAATTGTTCTTTATCAAATTGAGTGACTAATTCGGCCACTGGAAATTGCAATGGCAGTAGTCTTGTATCATTAAATGCAGTAATACCGTACTGATTAAAAAATTTACGATGCGTATTGTAATAGGATGACATGCTGTTTAAATCAGGAATTTTTTCGTAAAATTTAACATTGAAATCTGCACTGTAAAAATTAAAAGGCTTGAAAGCATTGTCTGATATGTAAGTGTCATTGTCCTTGGCAAGGTCTTCAAGAGTCTTTCCTATTTCAACATAGTTCAAGCACACAGATCCCCAAGCAGGACTAACAACACCATGGAGTTTCATCATGTCCAGTGGTAAGGTCTTTATCTTAGGCATACCAAACCATGTGCATACAAATCTTGGCAGGTTGTTTTGGCTTGCAGTTTCACATCTATGCACTGCTATGTTAAGATCTGCAAGTGCTTGCCTAACAGAGCCCGGTGCTTGATTCCAATACTCAGTATCCTGTTGATCCAATAATCCATGATACTGTTCAAAGATATTGTGTAGATAATTTAAACAATCTTGATCATACACATTAGTAAACGGTCTATGTACAATCAGCTGGTGTGCATTAATAGTATCAATACACCTGGTTATCATGTTAGTTGCAACTGTTATTTCTTCCGCTTGACTGTTAAACCCGTAGAATCTCTTGGGATTGTCAAGTGTGTAGGATTGTCGAGATTGCATACGCTCAATCCAAAGTTCGGTTATAGGAGAATCAAGCAATCGAAACTTTAAATCAAAGTTATCATGCCCTAACTCAATGTGTAATGTTGAAAACATAGTGCAAGTATATACTATATTTTTATAAATGTCAAAAAAACAGGCACCAAAGTGCCTGTTATAAACGAACTGTATGTCTACAGTCCGGGAGCTAACTTTGATCACGCATTCTTCATGCAAGTTGTCTCTGCCATGAGTCTCCATTTTGCTGGAAAGCTCTTGACTAAATCTGCAATCTTCAGCGCCATACGCAGGCTCATCTCACGCAGACGAGTTTGATTGGTGTTCATAAAGTCAATGATGTCGTCTTGCTGGTACTCGTTAAAGTCATAGTCCTGGAACAACACACCATCTTTGGCAATTTGTTTGATACGCAAGATTTTGTCACGCATAGTGTCCAATGTCAAGTCTAGATAGTGGCAACGACTTTGCAATGCATCCAGGTGGTCACGCAATTTTTGCGACTTCATTTGATCAAACTTCAAGTTGGTAATAAAGATAACGCTGCCTTTGAACTCAAAACTGTCTGGGATGCCTTCGCGGCGCAGAGTGCTAGACTCCGACAACCAACTAATTTTACGTTTCTTACCCGAGTCCAAGGCACCCTTGAGCAAGTTAAGAGCAACATCGTCCAGCAAAATGCTGTCACAGTCATCAAACACTAGAACACAATTGGCGTCAGAATATTTGTACAGAGTTTGGTACAAGCCAATTGGGGTTGCACTGCCTTTGACAACTTCGGCACGTAGGCGCTTGCCGGCAATCTTGTCAAATAAACAGGCCTTTTCAACTTCTTGCTCTACACCAAAGCTCTTGCCAACGCCGGGCGGGCCCGACACAATCATGGCACGGATGTCACCAGCAGTAGCCGCTTTGGTCATCTCTGTTAGAATTTCAAAGCGTTCTCTAATACGAGTCATTGCTTCTTCTTCTGTTTCGATTGCCTTAGTAGGCGTTTTAGATGTGACAAGCTCTAGCATGCTCTCTCCTTGAGTTACGAACTCATAGTCCTGAGTTCCGGTTACGTTAACACGAATAGTTTCTGGCATGTTTGGAAATGTGCCACCATTTTTGACTTTGACAAAACTGTTTTTACCAGTTGTTGTAATTTGCTCTACTAGCTCAAAACACATGCCTGCAACACTTTTGTTGCGGTAAGTTCCTGACAAAACACGAATATGACTGTTAGACATAATAGCCCCTTTTTTTAGTTTATACAAGTATTATAACAAAATACGATTTTTGTGTCAAACTGCGGTGTTGTCTTTGTGCAACATTGCTTGATCTTGTTGTTTTTTACTGTTCATGCTGTTATTATAGCAAAACGGCTATTTTTGGTCAACCTTGTAGATCTTGCCCTTTGTGCTTGATGTTGCGTTTATACAACACTTGATTTTGCTGGGTTTTAGGACGAAAAGGCAAGTCGCGATCAAACAACACACGATGTGCTCTGGGTTGTGGGTTACGATTGGATG